CGATGAGTTCCTGATAATAGCAGAGGCAGCACAGACCATCACCACCGGGGGGTGCTTTACATTCTTTCAGATGGAGTCCGGCGAGTTAAAAGTAAAGCAGCGCATAAATTTCCCGGAGGGCAGCCAAGGCGTTCCGTGGGTCAACTTTTTCACATTTAAGACATACTTATACGCCATATCTCCATCCGGCTTTTGGAAGATCAGAAGGGAAAACGATGGGTTTTCCCTTGCCGTCGTTGATGGATATATACCAACGGTCCTGATCAATACAAAGCCAGCTGGCGGCGGGACGCCGCTGCAAAACATAAACCGGCTCTCAAACAAAAGGAGAGTAAAATATGATGGTGACGGCACGTCAAAGAGCTATGTTTTGCCCGAGGAGGCAGAAGAATTAATTTCCGTCACGGTAGAAGGAACAGAGATCTCTTGCATATTTTCCCAGAGTGCGCATACCGTTGGCCTAACAAACGCTCCCGCAAAAGGAATTAACAATGTAGAGATTGTGTATTCCGTGGGTGAGCAGGCCTCGAAAACATCTAGGCAGAAGGTCCTGGGAATGAAATACGCAGAGTCGTACAACGGGCAGGCTGACACCAGAATTTTCCTCTACGGTGACTCCACAAACATATGCATTTACAGCGGATTGACGGAGGCGGGAGACCCTACGGTAGAATACTTCCCAGAGCTTTTCGAGGTGGCAGTAGACGCGACAGACAGCCCCATCACCGGGATGTGCCGATATCAGTCACACCTCCTTGTGTTTAAGTCTGACGGGACCTTCGCGATATCTTATGATACCGCCACGCTCGCAGACGGAACCACAGTCCCTGCATTTTTCGTCCGGGCAATCAATCGGTCAATTGGGAATCAAGCACCAGGGCAAGTGCAGTCGGTGTTAAACTACCCAAGGACCATCGCAAACCACAACATATATGACTGGAAGCTGTCAACATACTACCAGGACGAGCGGTCTGCCAAGGTTGTGTCTGACCGGGTGTCTCAGACGCTTCAGGGAATAGACGCCAGCAAGGTTACCGCGTTCGATGATAACGAAAAACACGATTACTACTTGTTCCTCAACGATGCCTCAAACACTGTGTTGGTGCACCGGTATGAAATTGATGTGTGGCTCATGTACAAAGGCATTGGTCCGGGCAAAGTGGGAGACTATGTAAAATTTGCCGGGAAGGTCGATGGCACGCTATGCATTGTAAACTCATCTGGATACATCTTCTCAATGGATGACGTCCCTTACGACTTAACTTGGCTGGACACGATCTCTGGGGAGGAGACGCCTATCAAGGCTGTCTGGGAATCCGGGTATATGGATTTTGGTGCAGACTACATGCGTAAAAACAGCTCATATCTGTGGGTTCCCATGCACCCAGAACCGGCCAGCAGGATGACGGTAACATGTTCCACGGACAAGCGTGACCAATATGTCGAAAAGGTAATCGGGGCGAATTATATGGGGTATGGAAACGTGGACTATAATCACTGGTCCTACTCCTCGTCTCGCCGCCCCCGTGTGTTTCGAGTGAAGATCAAGACAAAAAAGTTCGTGTGGCATAAAGTCATATTCCGGGTGGACTCCCCTGGCAGCAGGGCAACAGTCCTTGGGTTTGATGTGGATGTAAGGACCGCAGGGTATGCGAAGTAGTTAGGAGCATTCCTGTAATCCGTAAAACGTGCCAATTGAAAAAAGAAGAACCTCAGGATAAGATTGAGATGCATCTTGGCGGATGAAACAACCCAATCAAACCGGAGGTTCACCATGAATTATACACAGAATAGCAAGATTGCGCAAGTCACAGAGAAAACTTTAGTTGTCGGCGTGGACATCGGCAGTGAGACAAACTTCGCCCGTGCGTTCAACTGGCGTGGACAGGAGTTGTCCAAGAAGGTGTTTCGGTTTAGCAACAGCCTGGAAGGCTTCCAAAGCTTTCTGGCGTACCTGGAACACTGCAAGAGTAACGCATCTGCCGAGCAGATCATTGTAGGCTGTGAGCCCACCGGGCACTACTGGTTTAACCTGGCCCGGTATCTGAAAACACAGCACATCAGCCTGGCGCTTGTCAATCCGTATCATGTGAAGCAGATCAAGGAATTGGATGACAACAGCCCCAAGAAGACGGATCTGAAAGATCCGAAAACCATCGCAAAGCTGGTAGTGGATGGTCGGTACAGTTATCCGTATCTCCCCGAGGGGATATACGCAGACTTGCGGGAAGCGGTCTCAAGCCGGGACCGGATCGTGAAGGAGCTGAACGCTGCCACGAACCGGATCAAACGATGGCTTAAGATATATTTTCCGGAGTACCTTACAGTCTATAAGATATTCTCAGCAGAAAGCGGCTTAACTGTGCTGGAGGTAGCACCGCTGCCGAAGGAAGTGGTAAAGCTAGGAGCAGAGGGAGTAAACCGTCTCTGGCGGGACAAGAAGCTGCGTGCAGTCGGCATGAAGAGGGCACAGACCCTGGTAGAAGCTGCACAGAACAGCATTGGTCTCGACGGCGGCGAATGTGCCCGCATGGAAATGCATCTGCTCCTGGAGGATTACAGGACCAAGGAGGCACAACTGGAAAAGGTCACAGCGGTGCTGGAAGCGGAAACACTGAAGGTACCACATGCCGAGAAGCTGCTCTCCATCAAGGGAGTAGGACTCATCACAGTGGCTGGATTTCTGTCGGAGGTGGGCGATATACGACGCTTCGACTCACCGAAGCAGATCCAGAAGCTGGCCGGACTGGAGCTCAAAGAGAACAGTTCCGGCAAGCACCATGGCAGAAGCTCCATCAGCAAGCGAGGTAGAAAAAGGCTGAGGAAGATTCTGTTTCAGGTCATGCTGCCCATGATTCGGAACAATGCCGAGTTCCGTGAGGTATACGAGTACTTCACAACCAGACAAAAGAATCCGCTCAAGGGCAAGCAGGCCATTATCGCAGCAGGCTGTAAGCTAATTCGGGTATTCTATGCCATCCTTAAGCGCGGTGTGGATTACGATCCGCAAAAGCTGAGAATGGACATCATCCGCCCGGAGCTGGAAGCAGCCTGACAAAGAAACCCTGTAACCGGGAAGCGTCCGCCAGTTCAATGGTGCCGGAGTACAGGAATGCAACATCAGCAAATACAGAGCCGGTAGCCGCAAAGAGTTACACCATGGGGCACAGACCCCGCGTAGGAGCATCAGCGGCACCCAACTGTGGACAGGCAGAACGAAGGAATTTAGGACGCCGCCGAGAGCGGATGATCCTGTTAGACATGGGAGGTTTGCTGCCGCAGGAAGAGTGGGTTTTACACAAGGCCGTCATAGCAAAAGCAAGGCGCTGCCTTTGGTCTACCCATTTATGCCTGTAAGCCGCACAATTCGATGAGATTTGATGCAGGTTGATGTCCACTGACTCTGAGTTCTGTTGAAAACCCTATCCAATAGTATCCGAAACAGCTCAATACGTGGCGAATTTGGAACTATTGTACAAAAATATTTAGGGAGGTAATAAAATTGAAAATCAAAGAGTTGCCACACGGAACGAACCTCCGCGCCAAGTGGCGCAAAATTCGGCAAGAACCGCACGTCCCGGGCTGGGACAGGTTTGAGCCATTCTACGACTGGTCCATCGATCAAGGCTATGCGCCAGGCCTTGGTATCACGAGGACCAACAGGGGGGAACCGTGGGGGCCAAGAAATTGCCTGGTCGTAAACGTACAAACCCCTTTGACAGACAATTGCAGCCGCGCCGAACGGTGGGATCAGGCTACGGCAGACTTCCGCCGGCGGCTGGCGTGGGCTGCCGCCCACAACCCTGCCGCCATTACCCGGCTGCTGAGCAATGGCGTACCGGCAGCAAAAAAGGCCGCCCCCGAAGCTGCAACTTCGGGAAGCGGCAAAGGCGGAGAATAGCACTCATCCGCCTCTATTATAGCAGAAATGGAGGAAAAGTAAAGCATGGAATCTGTAAAAATCTCCAGCCTGGAGCTGGAAAATGTGAAACGCATCAGGGCGGTGCAAATTGTCCCCACCAGCGCCGGCCTGACTGTGATCGGAGGGAACAACGGCCAAGGGAAAACCTCTGTGTTGGACGCTATCGCCTGGGCGCTGGGCGGGGATCGGTACCGTCCCAGTGCCCCTACCCGAGATGGCTCTGTAATCCCGCCCAGAATCCGGCTGGAATTATCCAACGGCTTGGTGGTGGAGAGATCCGGGGAGAACTCTGCTCTGAAAGTGAGTGATCCCGCCGGCCAAAGAGCTGGGCAGCAGCTGTTGAACAGCTTTGCGGAAGAACTGGCGCTGAATCTGCCCAAGTTTATGGAAGCATCCGGGAAGGAAAAAGCTGATACGCTGCTAAAAATCATCGGCGTAGGCGATCGGCTGGCCACCCTGGAGCTCCAGGAGAAGCAAATCTACAATCAACGCCATGCGATCGGGCAAATCGCAGATCAGAAAAAGAAGCACGCCAAAGAGATGCCGCTCTATGCCGGCGTCCCCGACAAGCCTGTATCAGCCCTGGAGCTGATCCAGAGGCAGCAGGCTATCCTGGCGAAGAACGGAGAGAATCAGCGAAAGCGTAATCAGGCGGAACAGTTGGAACTCAGGAAAAGCAACTGTGAGCAATTGGTCCAGAATCTGGAGGCCGAATTGGCAGAAGCCAAGCAAACCCTAGAACAAGTACTGGTTGATTTGCGGATTGCTCAGCTTGATGTGCTGGACCTCCAAGATGAATCTACTGCCGAAATCGAGACCGACCTGCAAAATATCGAGGCTATCAACATCAAGATCCGGGCCAATTGCGACCGGGAAAAAGCAGAGCAAGAGGCAGAAGGGTATAGTGGCCAGTACGAAGCGCTGACCACTGAGCTGGAAGGAATCCGGAAGCAAAAATACGATCTATTGAACGGCGCTCAACTACCCCTGGAGGGCCTCTCCGTGGAAGATGGGGAGCTGACCTACCACGGCAAGAAATGGGACGCCATGAGCGGCAGCGACCAGCTGAGAGTATCCACCGCCATTGTCCGGGCGCTGAATCCCAGGTGCGGCTTCGTGTTGTTGGACAAGCTGGAGCAGATGGATTTGCACACGCTCCGAGAATTTGGGGCCTGGCTGCAAGAACAAGGCCTGCAGGCCATCGCCACCAGAGTTTCCACCGGTGGAGAGTGCTCCATCATCATCGAGGATGGAGTGGCGGCCAGCGCAACAATGCCAGAGCTGCCTCAAGGTAGGCCTTGGCAGAAAGGAGTATTCTGATATGCTAAATATCAAAAGCGGGAAAGTCCCGCGCCCTCAGAAGATTGTAATCTATGGCCCTGAAGGAATCGGAAAGACCACCTTCGCGGCCAGCTTCCCGGATCCGGTATTTATCGACACTGAGGGGAGCACCTATCACATGGACGTCCGCCGGGTGGACAAGCCCGGTAGCTGGACTGAGCTGCTGACAACTGTAAAACAATTTGCGGCATCCCCAGACATCTGCAAAACTGTGGTGATTGACACAGCAGACTGGGCAGAGCAACTCTGCGTTGCTGAAGTCTGCGCAAAAAGCCAAAAGAAAAGCATTGAGGACTTTGGATATGGTAAGGGATACACATACTTGCAAGAGGAGTTCGGCCGGCTGCTGAACGCTCTGGAGGATGTTGTGAACGCCGGGATGAATGTAGTAGTGACCGCCCACGCAAAAATGCGCAAGTTTGAGCAGCCGGACGAAATGGGTGCATATGATCGCTGGGAGATGAAATTGACCAAACAGGTAGCACCTTTGGTCAAGGAGTGGGCAGATATGGTATTGTTTGCCAATTACAAGACTTATGTCGTAGCCACTGATAAGGAAGGGAAAAAGCATAAGGCCCAAGGCGGAAAGCGCGTGCTGCACACTTCCCATCACCCGTGCTGGGATGCCAAAAATCGGCACGGACTGCCGGAAGAACTCCCGCTGGAGTATGCGCAAATTGCGCATTGCATTGACGGGCAGCCGGCTACTGCTCCACCGGTTCCGGCGCCAGCACCAGCAATTGCGCCAGCACCGGAGATCGGCGATACACCCAACGGCTCAGCCCCTGCCACAAAAGCGCCAGAGATCCCTCCCGAGCCTGCACCTGTGCAGCAGAGTGATATCCCGGATAAAGTATTTGCTTTAATGCAAACGTCAAGCGTTTTTGAGGAAGAAGTCCGAAAAGTATTCTCCAAGAAAGGATACTATCCGGAGGATACACCGTGGAGTGTCCTGGAGGCAGAAGGATTTGTAGACGGGTGGATTATCCCACAGTGGGATAACATCGTAGCAATGGCGCTCCAGGATAGGCCGTTGCCATTTTGATAGGAGGATGCGAAAATGAGCGAATACATCAATGATGCCCACGAAATTGGATGGGATGACGAGATCTCTAACGATGGAGGCCAGTACATCATACTGGAGGAGGGAGATTACAATTTCACGGTTTCCGCCTTCGAGCGAGCACGCTTCCCCGGCAGCGCCAAGATTCCCGCTTGCAACAAAGCGGTGCTGACCCTTGCCGTGGACACGTCCAACGGAGTCGCTTTTGTCAAGTATGACTTGATTCTGTGGTCCAGCTTGGAGTGGAAGATCTCTGAATTCTTCCGGGCGATTGGGCAGAAGAAGCACGGGGAAAAGCTCCGCCCCCAGTGGAACGCTGTGGTTGGCGCCAAAGGGCGAGGGCGCTTTAAGCCCCGCGAATACAATAAGAAAGATGGGACCAAGAGCGAAACCAACGATGTGGAAAAATTCTATGATTTCGACCCCGGCTTCTTCTCCGGACAATCCGCTTCTGCCGGCGCTACACCCCCCGCGCCCTCTGCTCCGGCGGCATCTGCGCCCAAATGGGCAGGTAAATTCTGATGGAGCTACGTCCATATCAAAAGGCAGCCATTGATGGGATCCAGAGCCAGTGGCAGTCCGGCAATCGCCGGACGCTACTGGTGCTGCCCACCGGCTGCGGGAAAACGATTGTATTCTGCAAGCTGGCCGAGCAGCTGGTACGCCAAGGACACCGGGTGCTGATTATGGCGCACCGGGGAGAGCTGCTGGAGCAGGCTGCCGACAAGCTGCACCAGGCGACCGGCCTATGCTGCGCGACCGAAAAAGCGGAGGAAACGTGCCTAGGCAGCTGGTACCGTGTTGTGGTTGGCTCGGTGCAAAGCCTGCAGCGGCCGAAGCGTCTGGAGCAATTTTCGGGGGACTATTTTACCTCCATTATTGTGGACGAGGCCCACCACTGCCTCTCAGACGGATACCAGCGGGTGCTGGAGCATTTTCCGGACGCCAATGTGCTGGGCGTCACCGCAACGCCGGATCGGGGCGACATGCGCAATCTAGGGCAGTATTTTGATTCATTGGCCTATGAGTATACTCTGGCCAAGGCTATCCGGGAGGGCTACCTGTCTCCCATCAAGGCGGAGACCATCCCTTTGAGGCTGGACCTCAGCAGTGTTGGCGTCCAGTCTGGAGACTTTAAAGCTGGGGATCTGGGCACGGCGCTGGATCCATATCTGCACTCTATTGCCCAGGAGATGGCTGCCAGATGCGTCAACCGGAAAACTGTGGTGTTTTTGCCGTTGGTAAAAACGTCGCAAAAATTCCGGGACATTTTAAATAGTTCCGGTTTTCGAGCGGCGGAAGTCAACGGCGAGAGCCGGGATCGAGCGGAGATCCTGCAGGACTTTGCAAATGGAAAGTACAACGTCCTGTGCAACTCCATGCTGCTCACGGAGGGCTGGGATTGCCCGTCTGTGGATTGCATTGTAGTCCTGCGGCCCACCAAAATCCGGAGCTTGTACTGTCAGATGGTAGGACGCGGTACCAGGCTCAGCCCAGGAAAAGATCATTTGCTTCTGTTGGACTTTTTGTGGCACACCGAGCGCCACGAACTTTGCCACCCTGCCAGCCTAATTTGTGAAAATGCAGAGGTGGCGGAGAAAATGACTGAAGACATTGCGGAAGCCGGCTGCCCGGTGGACATTGAAGAGGCAGAGCAGAAGGCCAGCGAGGATGTGGTAGCCCAGCGAGAGGAAGCCTTGGCTAACAAACTGGCTGAAATGAAATCCAGGAAGCGCAAGCTGGTGGATCCCCTGCAATTCGAAATGTCCATCCAGGCGGAAGATTTGTCCAGCTATGTGCCGTCATTTGGCTGGGAGATGGGGCCACCATCCACTAAGCAGATCAGCACCTTGGAAAGGCTGGGAATTTTTCCGGATGAAATCGGAAGTGCTGGGAAAGCTGCCATGCTGCTTGACAGATTGGATAAGCGCCGGGCTGCCGGCCTGACTACGCCGAAGCAGATCCGTTGCTTGGAGAAATACGGATTCCGGCATGTGGGGCAATGGCCTTTCGAGGCCGCCAAAAAGATGATAGATCGAATCGCTGCCACCGGATGGCGGGGATGCCCAAAAGGCATAGACCCCAAGACTTACGATTGGAGGACCAGTAATGGAGCGCAGAACTGATCTGTTGGAAATACTGCAACACATTGATCCGGCCATGCTGGACTATCAGGATTGGATCAATGTGGGGATGGCTTTAAAGGCGGAGGGGTATGAGTGCTCCGCCTGGGACGCCTGGAGCCAAGCGGATAGCCACCGGTACCACCCGGGGGATTGCGCTCGGAAGTGGGAGAGCTTCCGGGGCAGCCCCACCCCGATTACCGGCGGGACCATCGTCCAGTTGGCTAAGGAACAAGGCTGGGCGCCGGCTTCTGGCGGCCATGCCCTGGAATGGGATGATGAGATTGGCGGCGATGACTATAAGATTGTGGATAGCTCCTGGCTGGAGGACCGGGAGTTCCACGAGCCACCGATTTGGGACCCGGTGCGACAGTTGACCGAGTATCTGGAAACGCTGTTTGAAGCATCTGAAAACGTGGGCTATGTCACCGCCAGCTGGGAGAAAGAC